TTTATATACAAAGTTCCTTAATTACATTTTCATGTAGTTTTAAAACTAGTATATTTGACAGTTCTTATCGCAATTATTGTTGTGTTAATGATTAGTATATTAGATAGTCAATAGGCTTGGGGAAATCCCACTATTGAGTGTCATATACATCATTACCAGAATAATAATAAACGAAGAGAATTGTTAACAGCTAACGCAAATGGGGTTTAGTCGAGGTCGAATACGTGAGGTCGAACATTTATATTTATTTTTACTTCATCTTCATAACTTAAGTACTTAGATTGGAATTTAAGCGATTCAATTGTTGCTGGTGGTGGTAAGCTATTAGAGTTTCCTCTTTTAGGTGTCCACAACTTTGCATTATGTTGAATTGCTTTTGATCCATCTTTACCTTTTACTGTTTCAAACAATTTTTCTAGGCTGATATCACTATCAAATAATAGATCAATACACTTCTTCCCTACGGTCGAATTATATTTATCTACGCCTTCATTTTTGATTGAAACAGTATATGGTTCTGGTACTAATTTACTAGCGAGTTTCCATGTTTTCCAGTTTGTGTCTTGATGACTGATACTGATTGGCCTTTCGGTTTTCCAGTTGTACAATATTCTTGTTGCTATACGTAAGTCTAGCTCAGAAGGTACTCCTGGTCCATTGGTCATCCCTATCCCACCAATCCACTCTGGTATAAACCAGGGAACTCTTGTTTTTTTTAGTAAATCATAGTTATGAAAAATAAATTTTTTATGAACAATATTTTGAAACTCTTCTGGTGTTATTTTCATTAATTCTCTATATTTTGCTCCCATATTATTTCTAGGATCTACTTGGTCATCGAGACCACTTTTCCCAGCTGACCTTGTCATGCCGAGAAGTAGACCCATATTAATATATGGTGTAGCTTTAAATGGTGTTACTCGTGTAACTATACTACCATCTTTTCTTGTTAATTGAAAACTTGTTGGATTCTCTCTATCAACTACATAATTTCTTGAATTTATTTCAAAAAATCTGTTGTCATAGTAAGTTTTCCCAATGCTTTCAGTTAACCCGATAAAATTAGTAATACGTTTCCACAATTTGTAACCATTTAAATTGCATTTCAATACAACATCGTCTCC